ATATTCCGGTTTCATAAAAAAAACTCCTCGCGTTGTTCTAACTTGTAGTACATTCGCACTGTTCTAATTTTTAGAACTTAATTACCAGCCCTGACGGGCGCATTTTCTCAGGAATGAACACCATGACCAAGATTTTTGTTACTTCTCCCGAAATTCGTGAAATGAAGGGTATCGGCAAAACCTCCGGCAAGCCGTACCACATGCGCATTCAAACCGCCCACGCTTTCACGGTGTCACCTGATGGCGTCATGTCTGAGTTTCCCGATAAATTCGAGATTGCCCTTGATGAAGGTCAGTTCCCGTATGCACGCGGTCATTACACGTTGGCCCCTTCGGCTATTCAGGTCGACCGTAACGGACGCCTTGAAGTTCGCCCCCGCCTGATTCCTGCTGTCGCTGCTGCCAAGTAAGGCGGCGTCCAATGATTTTCATTCATGACATCGTTGGCAGTGCTGATTTTGAATTCACCCGTGATGGTCTTGTTATCGCCTTTAAGGCCGGCAACGAGCACACGGACGAAATGGTGGACGTTTGTATCTCTCAGTGGGCAATCGAATCTCTCCAATCCGCAGTTCTTCGTTCTCTTGACGTCATCATGGCTAGCCACTTTGGCAAAGAAGTTCATTTGACCGGTTCCTTGACTCCGGGGGCCGAATGAAACCCGTTCACCTCTTGTTTCACTTCCATTACCCCGTGGGTAACTGGTTCCGTGTCTGTGGTGGTCGCTGTATCACTCTGGGCCGCGTCTTTGACCTTCGCGCAATGGCCGAGCGTTCCAAGTGACTGACTTCCGTTTTTCCGTCCGTCTGCCTAGTGGGCAAGTCCGCAAGTTTGCCCACGTCAGCACCTTTCAATCGTACGTTCAGGGCTGGCCTGATGCCGATTTCGTGAAGGTGTGGCCTCTTCCCTTTTGCTGCCTCATCCAGTCTCGTACAGCGCCATTCTGACCATGCACAAGCCTTGCGCCCTTCCTGCGTTCTCCTTTCGTGCCGCCATGTCTGCTCAAGCCTTACCGCTTGGCATACCTTCGGCGCATGAGGTCGGCGCTGCCTCGGCTTTTCGAGCGCAAGCGGAGCGCGCCGAAAGCCGCGCAGCGGCGGGGCTTGTCCCATTTAAAACAAATCGCGGAAGTGAAATTTCTTTCGCTAAGCCAGTCGTTGCAGAACGTCGTATCAAGCGTTTAAAAAAATCCGTTTGGGCCTCTGGCCATTTGCACGCCTTCGCGGATAACGGTTCACGCCCTCCTGTGTGCTGGTTCGTCACCCTCACATACCGTCCCGGCACTGAATGGACCTCAAAGCACATGAGCGCAGCTATTCGCGGTTTCCGTAGCTGGTGCGAGTCTCGCGGCGTGGCCTGTCGTTACACATGGGTTGCAGAACTGCAAAAACGTGGTGCTGTGCATTACCACTTGCTGGCATGGCTTCCCATTGGTCTGCGCATGCCCATGTGGGACCGTCGCACAGCTACCGCCCGTGGCGTGTCTCGCGCTCCCTTCTGGCCTCATGGCATGACAAACCGCCAAGTCGCAAAAGCTGGGGTCGGCTACTTGATGAAATACCTGTCCAAGCTGGGCGAATTAACCATTTTCCCCAAAGGTTTACGCCTGTACGGCATCGGCGGCTTGACTAATCAAGGTCGCACGGTTCGCACATGGTTCAACCTGCCCGAATGGGTCAAACGCGAACATGGCGTTGGTGATGTTTTTAAGTCCGGCAATGCTTTCATCGTGAGGGCTACCGGCGAAATCCTCGCCCCTGCTTACTCCTGCATTAAAACCGGCTTTGGGCTTGTCCTGAAGGCATTGCGCCCACTCCCTGACCGTTTTCATTGCGGCGCATATTCAACCGTCAGTTTTTGATATGACAACCATAAATTGCACCGTTTCCCCCTGCACTGTCGTTCTGGAAGTGCCCCTCCTGTCGCTGTCAATGGCTGACGCTGGCGTCATTGGCTCGGCAATCCTTCTGGTGTGGGCGGTGGCCTTCGCTTTTCGCATGCTGATTAAAGCAACCCGAAGTGATGAAACCGTGCCGGATGAAACCTGAAAACCAAGCGGTAAGCGTTCATGTCGAGCGTTTCCCGGTTGTGCTTTTGCAACCGTTTTTTGATTGGAAAAATCATGTTTAAAAAAATCGCTGGCGTTGCTGCCGTGGCTTCAATGGCTTTGATGACTACCGGCGCACAAGCTGCCATTGTGGTTACTGACGTTGTGACCGAAATCGAAGGCGCTGCTGCTCCCGTGGCCCTGATTGGTACTGCTGTGTTGGTCCTGTTTGTCGGCATCAAGGCCTTCAAATGGGTTCGTCGCGCTCTTTCTTAATCTGTCGATTCTGTTGGAGTCTTTACACGACTCCAATGGAATATATAGGGAATCAAATCATGGGCCTGTTTCTATTAATCGCAATCTTGGGGGCGGCATGGCTCATTTTTACCGCTTGATTTTTTTGTTTTTGTGTTCATCCTTTTTTTCTGCTCATGCGTTGATTCCGCTTACAAAACAATTCAGTGGCGTAAATCTCGTTACTCCTTGGTTTTCTTCTTCTTCTGAGGTTTGTGCCAAACAATTAACTGACGTTAAAGGCGCGTCAACTTGTCCATTTCAAAATACTACATGTAGTGATACCGCATTTCGAACTGAGAAGCATTGCCCGGCCTCTGGCGGTTATGCTGCATCTGTAAGTGTTTACAGTTCTGCTATTACTAGTAGGCTTTCTTGCCCTGCTAACTCTACTTCTTCAGGCGGTTCTTGTGCTTGTAATGCTGGTTTCTCTGAACAGGACGGTCTTTGTGTTTCTCAGGCACTATTGGATAAACAAGCCTGTGATGCTAACGCGCAAGGCCTTAATTTCGTTGAGGCACCTCTTGTCCATTTTGGCGGTGTCGGTTTAACGGCTTGTTTTGGTGGCTTTGTCGTTGAGGGCACAGGTTCGGCTTCTGGTGGTGGCCAGACGGAGCTTTACGGGCCTTTCAGGTGTTCGGGTGAATCAGCTTCTGCTTGCACCACTGTTCCCAAGCCTTCCAGCATCGCGACCACTTGCGCGGCTGGCTCATATCCCGGAACCGTCAACGGCGTTCAGGTCTGCGTGCCTCCCTCCTCCATCGTGGATGCTCCCAAGACAACCACGGCAACCCCCCCGACTGCTGGCGCATCTGCTCCAGCCATTCCCAACGCGCCCCCCGGTACAACCTCAACCACTGAGCAAACCACTTGCACTGGTACGCAATGCACGACCACGACTACATTTAAAAACTCTGCCGGCGCTTCTCTTGGTACTCAAGCTGAATCCAAGCCTGTCACGTCTTTCTGTGCTGAAAATCCTACTTTTCAAGGCTGCAAAGAACCCGAAAAGAATAAATGGGGTTCCGGTTCGTGTACCTCTCCCCCTCCCTGCTCGGGTGATGCGGTGATGTGCGCTATCGCATTGGAATCGTTTAAAACCTCTTGCTCGTTGGCTCCCCCTGCTAATCCAGAGTCGGCGCTCTACGACTCTGAGAAAACGAAAACCGGCGTTCTCATTGATACCCTGCCCGGTTCAACAACCGTTGGCATATCGTCGGCCAGCTTCAACACTACAAACGCCATTGGTGGCGGTGCTGCTGGTATGTCAGATAAAACCGTTGTCATTGCTGGTCACTCGGTCAACATTCCATTTTCTAACGTCAATAGCATCCTTGGCACGCTTGGTACTTTGCTCATGGGCATTGGTTTCTTGCTGGCTGGTCGCATCGTCACAAGGGGCTAAACCGTGCCTGTACTTCTCGCTTCACTTCTTGGGGGGTTAATCAATGTTGCTGGCTCTATTGCTGGTCGTGTGCTTATCGCTCTTGGTATCTCGGCTGTGACCTACACCGGCCTGACGTCCTCCCTCGGTTGGCTCCAGGCGCAAGCGGTGGCAAATTTTCAGGGCCTCCCTTCTGAAATGCTGGCTGTGGCTGGCCTCCTGCAAGTTGGTAATTTCATCAGCCTAATCATCAGCGCCATTACGGTCCGTCTGACCCTTCAGGGCCTCACTGGTGACTCTTTCAGGAAATGGGTCGGGGTCTAAATGCTTTACCTTACGACTGGTGCAAACGGTGCAGGTAAAACCCTGTTTACCCTCAAGCATGTTCATGACCTATCGGTCAAGGAATCCCGCCCGGTTTATCACAATGGCAGGTTTGAACCTGTGGTCGATGGCCCCTTGAAGTCGTGGACAAAGATTGACATTAAAGACTGGCAGACGGTGCCCGATGGCGCTATCTTCATGGTTGATGAATGTCATAACGACTTCCCTTCGCGTACCGCAAAGGAACCTTTACCTGATTACATAAAAATGCTGGCAGAGCATCGGCGGCGCGGGTTTGACTTCTTCTTGATAACCCAGCACCCAATGCAGTTCGATTCTTACGTGCGTCGTCTGATTGGCTCCCCCGGCTGGCATCGTCACCTCAAGCGTGCATCCGGTGCCCCTTTGGTTTCAATGTTGGAATGGCCTTCGGTTAACGACCAACCTCAAAAAGCCGGGTCGGGTGAGTCGGGTCAAGTGTCAATGAAGCCGTACCCTAAAGAAGTTTTCGATTGGTACGTTTCAACTAGCCTAGACACCGCCAAAATCAAAATTCCATTTCAGGTAAAACTGCTGGGCGGCATAGTTCTTGCGCTCCCAGTTATCGGGTATTTTGCCTACAGTAGCCTTCAAGATAACCTCATTAACAAGCCGTTAGCGACAAAACCGGGTGATGCACCTGCTACAGTTTTCGGAGCACCAAAAAATAATATTGGTCCACCACAATCCGCCGAATTAACCCCTG